CTGTTACCGCTGAAGTTCAACCACCTATGGCAACACCATCTGGTTCTGCTGAGAAGCCAGCAAATGCAGATGAACGAAGTTCAGAAACCGGTTCTTCTGTATCTGATTTTGATATCAAGAATCAAGGTAAACAATTTAAGGAAGAGTTGACTGCGGAAGAATTGGCTGCGGCCGAAGCTTCTAGAAAGGAAGCCGTTATTGCTAAGATCAAAGAAATGTCTGTTGCAGAAGATGTAGCAGCTATTTTCTCTGGTAGCAATCTTTCCGAAGAATTTATGACTCGTGCAAAGACCATTTTCGAAGCAGCGGTTGTTGCTCGTGCAGTGGCCGTTGTTGAGCAAATGGAAAAGGATATCATCCTTGCTTCAGAAGAAGCAGTAAACGAGATCAAGGTCCAGTTAGAAAGTCAGGTCGATGCCTATCTTGACCATATGGTGAACGAATGGGTAGATCAAAACAAGATAGCAATTGAATCTGGTCTTCGCCAAGAAATCAATGAAGAATTCGTTACTGACCTTCGTGTTCTCTTCACCAAGCATAACATTAATATCCCTGAAGAACAGGTAAATGTTGTTGAAGGTTTGACCCAAGAAGTGGATGCACTCAAGGCCAAAGTGAACGAAGTTCTAAATAATAATGTTGAGCTTACAAAGAAGCTTAACGAGTCCAAGAAATCGGACGCAGTTACATCTGTTTGTGAAGGTCTCACCGCCACACAAACAGAAAAAGTCAAGACTCTCGCAGAGGGAGTTGAGTTCACTACAGAAAGTGAATACCGTGGTAAGTTACAGATCATTCGTGAGCAGTACTTTCCAACAAAGACGGTGAAGCCAGAGACTGCAGCGCCAAATAGCGTTGTGATTAACGAAGGAACAGAACCAGCAACCACTGTAGAAGTTCCAGCGGAAATGCAAAGTTATGTTGCGGCACTTAATATGACTCTCAGAAAGTAAATAGAGTCACTGTAGAAAGAACAAGGGTTCAAAGAAACCCAGACGAGGAGACAAATGATTCATTACAACAAACAACAGCTATTGCAGAAGTGGGGTCCAGTTCTTGATCACCAGAGCTTGCCAACTATTGCTAGCCAGCAGCGCCGTTACGATTGCGCCGTTATTTTGGAAAACACAGAACGTGCGATCAGAGAAGATGCACGTACAATGCAGGCTTACAATGGTGGCGGTCTTTTGACTGAAACTCTTCCAGCAAACTTTGCTGGTGATGGTGGCTACTCCGGTAGTGCGTCTGCTAGCGGTCCAGTTGCTGGTTTTGACCCAATTTTGATCAGCTTGATCCGTCGTAACATGCCAGTGTTGCTCGGATATGACCTCATGGGCCTTCAGCCAATGACTGGTCCAACTGGTTTGATCTTCGCTATGCGTTCTATCTACGCAAACGCAACCACAGCAGCATTGACTTCTAATACACCAGAAGCTTTCTATAACGAAGCTAACACTGCGTTCACTGGTAATACTTCTATCGGCGCTCACAACCCATTCGGTGTTGGTACCGGTAACAACAACCCAGCTAGCGCAAACGGTGGTAACACTGTAAGTGGATTCAGCTACGTTCCAGGTTGGGATACTCTCAAGTTGGAAGATTTGGGTGGAAGCACTGCTCTTGCTAACATGGGCTTCAGCATCGAAAAGGTTACTGTGACTGCAAACGGTCGTGGTCTCCAGGCTGGATACACCCTTGAATTGGCACAGGATTTGAAGGCTGTGCACGGTCTTGACGCGGAAACAGAATTGGCAAACATTCTCTCCACAGAGTTGCTTGCTGAAATCAACCGCGAAATGGTTCGTACACTTTTCATCACCGCAAACGTCGGCGCAACCTTTGGTCAGAACGGAGCAGGTTTCTTCAACCTTGCAACTGGCGCTGATACTGATGGTCGTTGGCAGGTTGAAAAGTATAAGGGTCTTGTGTTCCAGATCGAACGTGAATGTAACAAGATCATGAAGGATACTCGTCGTGGTAAGGGTAATATCCTACTCGTTTCAAGCGATGTTGGATCAGCTCTTTCCCTTTCTGGAATGTTGGATTACGCATCTGACTTCAGCAAGGTTACTGGTGGTGTAAACGCTCCAGATGACTACGAACAGGGAACCTTCCTTGGTATATTGAACGGAAAGATTCGTGTATTCGTTGATCCATACTCAGTGTATGGTGCGGATTACTACGTTGCTGGATACCGTGGTCGAAGTCAGTATGACGCAGGTCTATTCTACTGCCCATACGTTCCTCTACAGATGGTACGTGCAATCGATCCTAACACTTATCAGCCAAAGATTGGATTCAAGACACGTTACGGCGTTGTTGCAAATCCTTTCGCTCAGGGTACCACACAAGGTTTGGGTGCTATTACAGCAAACAGCAACTTGTACTACCGTAAGGCTATTATAATGAACCTCAAGTAAAATTGAGGCGAAAGTCCAGGAGACAAGAAGAGTCCGAAAAGGACCATCTAGGGCAGAGAAGAAATTCTCTGCCCTTTTCTTTGGACTAGATATTACATGATACAATTCTACACATACATATACTTTGATCCTAGGACCGACAAACCTTTTTATGTTGGTAAAGGAAAAGACGATCGCGCTTATGGTAAACACAGCAACAAACAATTCAATGGTCGTCTGAATAAATTAAATGATGTTGGTTTGAAACCAATCGTAGAGATTATGAATACAACAAATGAACTTTCATCTTTTTGGTTAGAGCGTTGTCTCATTGCGGCTTATGGAAGAAAGGACCAAGGAACCGGTCCATTATTCAATCATACAGATGGTGGTCAAGGAAGTAGCGGAATAATTCAATCCGCTGAAACTAGAAAATTGCATTCCATAGCTATGTCTAAATTGGGAGAAAATCATCCTATGAGAAGATCAGAAGTGGTCAAGGAACTTTCTGTTCGTTTCAAAGGAAGATTGATGTGGGATTGCCGCGGCGAAAATTGTACAATGAAAAGACCAGAAGTTGCTGCCAAAATTAGTGGAGATAATCATCACACTAGGAAACCAGGCGCAAGAGAAAAATTACAAAATCAATATAATTCCGTTCAAAATGTATCATGTTCCATTTGCGATAAAGTTGGGAAACCTTGGAGTATCAAGCGCCATTTCCTATGCAAACATCCAGGAGTTGAATATGAACGCAAATGAGGTCTGTATAGTACCACCCACACAATCCTCGACACAAGGTAACAAATTTGCTTTGTCATTTGATCGTATTGCTAACACAATATTTCAATGCACAAGCACTAGTATTCCTGGTGTTTCTCTTCCACCAAAAGAACAACCAACACCATTTGTAAATCTTCATGTTCCAGGAAATAAAATTGAATTTGCTCCATTAGAAGTTGATTTTATCATTGATAACCAATATAATAGTTGGTATGATATTTTCATTTGGTTAATGGGTGAAGGTTTTCCAGAATCCTTTCAACAATACGCAGATCTAGCAAAAAATTCTGTTCGACGTCCAGGCTTCCCTCCAACAACCGGAGTCAGACCAGCGTATAGCGATGCTACTGTGATTATTTTCACAAACAAAAATAATCCCCAAATTAGAATGCAATTTTTTGATTGTTTTCCAACCGAACTATCCACCGTGCATATTGGTTACGATATGGACGCTAACCAAATATTGAAAGCTAAAGCAACCTTTTTCTATAGCTATTACACTTTTAGTCGTATTTGACTATTATGGATTTGGGAGATATACTTGATGCTCCAAATCATTTGTTTATGAATATTATGGGTGTGAAGAAACCAATTCTAGATCAAATCCTCGATGAATGGGAAATTGATGCAAAGTGGGATCCAGACGAACCTGGAAAGGCTATGGCCCATATTCCAAATCTACATGCAAAGTATTTGCGCTATCTAAGAAGGCACAAAGCAAATATCAGAATTTTGGAACAACAAATCATCAAAGAACGTCGTCTAAAATTCGATTATTATAATGGTCGCTTGGATAAGGAACAACTCGAAAAGTTTGGCTTAACTCCATTCAAATTTGTTCTGAAACAGGAAGTTAAGGAATATGTGGAGAGTGACGATAAAGTTTTGGAATTAAATGCCATTAAAGCCAGTCACGAACAAATCGTTGAACTATGCGAATCGATCATGAAGGAATTAGGTAATCGTACGTGGCAGCTTAGTGGTTATATGAAATGGCAGCAATTCTGTAAGGGTACAATATGATTAATAAAGTACAATATTGTGAGTACTGTATATTGATACCAGAAATGGAACGAATTCCTTTGGTTTGGGAGCACTCTGGACCAGGAATTGGCGAAGAACGATGTCCATTATGCAAATGGCTCTACGGTGCTTATAATTGCCCTTACATTCCACAGGATCTTTTGTATGAACGATGAAATTCTAGCTGATAAAGCATTAGAA